CAATACGACCATAATTTGACATGTAGTCAACGAATCGTTTTGCGATGTATTCTGCGTCGTGTTTTTCTAATATCATTTAACCAGTATAAAGCATTTTTTTGATAAAGTCAATGATTTTTTGCTGATCATCAAAAGATTCATTAAGAAACTCGGTCATTTCCATCTGAAGAACGAAGTTGGAACGAATGTTATTGATTTTACTTTCGCGACCCTTCAACCAAGTCTCGTCTTGGTTACTACCACGTTCTGCGTAGCGAACATTTCGAGTTTCCTTCGTGGTTTGTAGATAAACGATACTGGTGTCATACTTATCGACACATTCCTCTAGGAATGAACCTGTGCAAAGACGATCGCCCTCGAAAAGAACAATATCTGTAGCAGCGCGAGATGCAAGAAACTTCACTGCCTCTGGTTGAACTGCCATCGACATCTTGTCAGTGCCACCGAAGACTTCACCTTCTTCATACTTACCCAGAACGTAAATGTTGTCCTTGTTATGATAGGGAACCAACTTTACATCAGTCTTCACTTCACGGGAAATGCCAACCTCGTCTAGCAAACGCTTCATAAGGGTAGACTTACCGCTTCCAGGTTCACCGAAAATTGCAATTACTTTCATCCAAATAAATCCTCTAATCCAACTGATTTCTGTTCAACATCGAACATCCAATTCATTCTATCTAGTGTTCCAGATCGAACGTATTCACCACACTTGTCCTTATTAACACCATATCGCGAAAGCAGTCGAGAGTCAAGTGTTTCTTCGCGAGATTGCCATAAAACATTCCACTCAATACCATACCAACCGTCTGCTGCTACCTTATTGATCTCGTCTGCTTGACGATCTAGATAAAAACCTAGATATCGCGACGACCTTTCTCGGAAGATTTTCTTGAACGAGCAAAGACAGGTTTCCATAGTAAATGCGTCGAACTGTGGTGCAAGAGTTGGATACCGATGACGCAATTCATCCAGAATCGACTGAGACTCAGCTTCCAACCACTGGTATTCTTTCGGGGTGAGTTTACCATTAATCCATTCTTCCTTATTAAGAGCATAACAGAGACCATTGCGGTGCGACTTGCTACCTGAATAGTCATTCAGCATTAGACTGGTAGGTTCAATCTTAATTCCTGCAGTATGCTTTAGATGCTGCATATAGAACCAAGTGGTGTAGCGACCGAACTTGTGATAATTAGTATTGATAACCTTCCAAAGATTATCGAAGTTTTGTTGTTCGTTATCGCCGTAATGAGATTCTAGAACCTGACGCTGACATTTTGGTCCCATAAACTTCTGATACGACTCGAACATAGAAGGCAAATGCCCTTTATTGTATTTCGTATCTGTTTGATAACGAAGTCTTTTATAGTTTTCGTTATTCCACCATGTAATACGGTCTACAGTTGCAAGTTCGTAGTCTGGGAACTCATTCTTGAGCACCCAAGATGTTGGAAGGTAGTAGGTGTTGCCGTACAACCAGCACAACCAAATACGTTCTTCGTCATTGTGTTCATAACGCTGGTTGAGGTAGTTGGTCAACCAGACCGAAGGATCACAATCCTTGTGACTGACTGACCAAGCATACCAGCGAATGAATAATTCGCGATTATTCTGCCCAGAAAGCATTAAAATAATTTTCCACTACTAATGCAGAACGTGCTCGTAGAGTATCTTCTTCACTGTCCGAATATGTCGTTACGTCGGATAAAAATTCCAAATATAGATCCTCATTGATTTGTGTGCCATTCATTGAACACGTCATAGCATAGATTAACAGACCAACGTAGATTCCCACATTACCATCATTGTTAGAGTTATCCATAATTCGTCGTGGGAGTTTACCAGTAGTTGTCTTTTGCTTCAATGAAGAAATCTGCGTAACATCACGGAAATTAAACTTATGCAGTTCGTCGTGTATGACACCAAGAGGTTGTTGCACATTAGAGAAAACTCCATAATTGCGGAACCCAACATCATAACCCATGCGGATATATTCGAACATTTCACCGATAGATTCTGCTGCATCTTCACCATACTTCTTCCACATCATAACTGCAGCAGCAATATGCCAGTCATTGATATTGTTGGGTTTACGAATCATGGGTTTACCAAGAGCAACAAACCGATTTACCACATAGAGAACATCCATATAATATTCGTTTAGTGCACGTGGACCTGCTGTGATATCAGTTTTAGTTCGCATAGCAAAGTTTGAATTCAACGCAACAGTATAAATGATGTTATTCAGCGAAGTTCCATCATCGATCTTCTTAATAAGAATCCCCGAATTTAATCCCAATTCTCGACGGAATCCGTTGGTAATATCAATATGTGTCTTGCCTGCGCCCATAGCATCATGCAGGAGAGAATCTTTCAATGCCTGTTCATGCGATTCACAGAATTCGATGTCAACGGTAACTTCATCAGGGAACTTAATCCCAAGAAGGTGAAAGTAGTAATTAAGAATATTGTGTTTGCGGGTGTTACCATCAGTAACACGAACTTGCCACTCACCGTTTTCCTGCCAAACGGTTACAATAAACTTGATATGTTTAGGTCGAACTCCGACATCAACGAAATGGTCAAGTTGCATCGGATATCGTGCTTCATGTTTTCGTTGGTTTTCAATCGGATCGATTCGAGCAAGAACACCCACTGGAACATAGACTTGTGCATGTGGTTTTTCCAACGACAAGGTATTGAGAGCATTCTTAACTTGCGGTAAATCTAAGAAATTCTGCTCTACAATCTGTGAAGGAAGATACGTATCATCAAGAAGTTTTGCAGAAATCAGGTCATGAAGCGCCGCGACCGATTCTTCATCTGGAATTGCCTGTCGAGATGCATTAAATTCTTTAGGAAGAGCACGAAGGTTAATCTTATTCGCCACAACCTTTGGGTGGATATTCATTAACCAACAAAGTTTGACCTGTAACCTGTGATCAAGTTCGTCTCCCTCTTCGAGAGGAATTGTGTGACGAACGGCGGAAGTATACTTATCAACTAACTTGCGGTATTCGTCGAATGTCATCGCGAAACTCATGATATAAAACCTTTCATAATTTAGACAACCATTATACTAAACTTTAGGGGAAAAGTAAAGGGTTTTCTTCAAGTTTCGCAAATACTTTTACGCATCCGCCTTTACCCTTTCTAAACACTGCTTTGTTAATAACAGTATCGTTGATGTCATACAGACCATCTTGGTAGGTTGGACCATTGAGTTTGAACATTGACAGTTGACTACCTGACTTCTGCTCACCGAGGAAAGTGAATCCACATTTCTCGTAGAATTGCACTGCATCTGCTTCTGCTGACACTCGGAAGTATGTGGCATTGTATCGATGCGCTTCAGCAATGGCAAAGTCACATAACGTCCTACCAACACCCTTGCCCCGCGAAGCATAGAATGTATGAAGCAACTGCAGGTTGGCGATGATGGGTGTTCTCTTAGAGAATGATACGATGATGGCGCCGAGAAGATTATTATCTTCCCAGACGCCCATACAGTTATCCCAGAGTTCTTGCATGTCTGCCTTTGCGACAAAAGTCTTTGCAAAGGAATCTTGCTTCTGAGTTGTAATGTGTTTAGTAAATTCCTCGCGGGTTGTCGGACGCAACCTAGACAACATCGTGAAATTCTCGCTTCTTCTCACCGCGAGACTTGTCATACTTGGTATTAATCCAACCAGCGTATTCGTTAAGATCCCAGATGAATGGAGGGAAGTCAAAGTCGTAGTAATCTAGGATTTCCCTTACACTCGCCCAACTGCCATTCAATGCAGCATCAATAAACGCAGTCGCGAACTTGAACTGATCTTCAATCTGCTTACGATCGGTAGTTGAACGGAAGCAACGGAACTCAATCGTACCAGTATGCTTCATGCAATACATGTTGATCGCATAACGGAAAGGACGACCCATGGAAACGCCATCTTTACCTGCTGCATGCATCTTAATAAACGAATCGAAGTCAGTTGCAAGGTTAGCAATGTTATCACACATGTAATCAGGCATCTCACGACCACCGTCAAACTTGAGATATGTCGTAGCACCCTTTGCTGACTTCATACCACCACCATCGCGGAACTGATAACACGCTTCAATAGTGTCTTTCTGGTTTGCCTTGATAAACGCAGTAAGACGCTTCAGTGCATCAATGTCATCTTTCAGACCTGGAACAAAAACGTGAAGGTGTCCATGGTTGACGCAGGATGCAGTTGGTTCGTTGCCGAAATCGACAAACAACTCATGAATTTGCATGATGCGATCAACCTGCTCCTCCCACGTGCGAGTTGGTTTGGTATTAATCTCGCCACCAAAAGGAGGTTCCACCCCCAATGGGTCACACGCGACAAAACGATACGGTTTGTGAATGTTTACAATGTCAGTTTCCGCAAACTCCCATGCACCAAGTTCTTCTGGAATCTCAACACGACGATCTATGTCCCCCCACTCAATTTCGTACCCATAAGTGAAGTCTTCAGTATCATATTTCATATTTACCATATTGCAAGTCCTTATTATTAGTATTTACTGCTGTTTCAGTAATTTCACCATCAGAAACAGTATAAACTATATTCATGTCACAGTCAATAGTTTTTTCTACACCTGCACGATTAAAAATATCATGAGTAGAAGCAACAATTACGCCATTTTCAGTTCTATACTGTGTAAGTGGGCGTTTACCATTGCGGTAGAAGCGAAAAATCTTGTCAGAATGAACTTCACACGCTGAAATTGACGCATCAGGCCAACGTTCAAGTGGATTTTCACCATTTTCAACGGTTTTTAGCAAAAGTTCGCTGTCATTTCGTGTTTCAGTCACATAAGAACTGATTTTTGACCAATTTTCAGGCAATTCTTGTGTAATTACACCGTTATGCACGATTGCAACCTTGTCAGTGAACAATGGTTGGTTAAATTCTAGGTCTGAAGTGCTATAACGACAGTGTGCAACCATATAAAGGTTGCCATCTTCATTCAACATGCTATACATGTCAATGCCAGCAAGGAATTCATCCGCTGGAAGTGGTGCTTTGATGGTAAAGATTGTGTTTTTGCGAACAAACGACACACCTGTTGCGTGTAACCCCCGAATACGAGACTCGGAGATAACACGCTTCAGAAGCATCATGTCTTCAGCGTTGGGATTTTGAAGAAATGCGCCGACAACACCGCACATTAGAACAAATCCTCTAGTGAAGACTCCACCTTGAACGCTGCAGGGTGGAACTTTTCTACAATTTCACGACCCATCTTACCTTCGAGGTATTCATACCACTCAGGTTCGTCCCACATTCCAGGCGAAACGCCATTCCAGAGTGGGCGATAGAACTTGTGGTTGCGATCCATTCGACGATCGGTTACAAACTGTTCGCGAGTCTGCTCATATTCCCATGGTCCAAGATCTAGCATTGCTTCGCGGAAATAGCAAACCAACGAAATGCGTTCAGCATCTGGAGTATCTAGAACAATCTCAGTATTAGCATGCATAATCTCGTGATTGTTAACAAGCAAAAGATCTCCTGGACGAACGTTCACTGCCATACGATATTCTGGGAATACCAGATAACCACCAGTATAGTTACCCTTACCAACTACCAGAAGATTCGACAATCCGCTATCTAGATCGCCAGCATCTCGG